ATGGACGAGTTGGAACGCAAAATTAAAAAGCTGTGTAAAGTGGTATCAGCACTCACACAGCTTGCATTGGAAATTGGTACGTTGATCGCCGTTATACGTTTCATCGTATTCTAATTTCCCGGCACTGAGTGGAGGGTTCATTCCCCTCTCCCAGTGCCACAATTCTACCACATGATAGGAGGTTGTGTCAATGAAACGGATTAGTGTTTCACTTCTGGAACTGGCTTTCAGAATCGCAGAATTAGGCATCGTGGTATTTGGTCTGATTCTTCTGCTTTTCAGATAGCCATTCCGGAGTTGGTGGGGACATTGATGTCCCTGCCTGCTCTAACCCACCGATGCCCGGTCCCAAGTCCGGGAGACAGAAGCGTGAGGGGAGCGAAGGACAATGCCATGTCTGAGTGATGTCTGACAAGTTTGACTGGTTTTTAATGTGAAAGCCTTGAAACCGTGGAGGAGTTATTGGCTCTGCCGATTGCCCGGTGCAACCCGTTTACTTTGTTTCCTGCTCTGGCAGAGAAAGGTTTTGGTGATGTGTAGCCAAGCACGAGGTCTTTCCTCTGAACCGTATCAGTGGACGTCCTCCCCATCTCCGTGATTGATGGGCGACATGGCTTTTGTTCCTTTTATTTTTGGAAAGGATTTGATACAATGATCTATATTGATAAGTGCCGCACTGATCTCGGTATTTCCGTGGATGAGTGGGCGGTAGACGATAGATGCCAGTTTTCTGATTCTGGCAGGGTTGGCATAGGGACTGGTGTCCGTGTGCTTGATGTAACTGATAAATTCGGCGATGTGCTGGTTCGCCTTGTGATTTCGGATTCCTGCTCCGACAATGTCAACAGGTTTTCCTGCAGGGAGGTGTTATCTCGTGAATAAAGAATTGCTTGAGCCGATCATGCGTGCCCATGGCGACCGCAACAAGGACTTGGCTGCAGCCATTGGTATGTCCGTTCCGAACTTCTCCACCATCTGGAATGGTCGTGGTGAGTTTGGTCTAAAATATATCCGTCTGATTGCCCGGCGGTATTCTCTTACCCCGGAGCAGGTCTATAAAATCTTTATCTTTCCGCAGGGGTAGGTGTTACCCCTGCTTTCTTTTTGGCTTTCGGATTTGCCCCATTTTGCCCATAAAAAATGCCCGGTGGGTATTTCTCCCACCGGGTTGCTTTTCGTCCAAATCTGGGGCGCACGATGTGCCACGATTGGTGTTATTTACAGAAGTTCATTGACCTTTCTCTGCACCGCATTATAGTCGTAACCTGCGGCAGTCAGCTTTCTTCTGCGTTCCTCTCCATTTCCCCATTTTCCGGCGATGACTTCTTTTGCCACCTGCGTCACGGACTTTCCTGCTGATCCGCTGAGTTTTGCGTTGACAGCTCTCTGAACTGCATTATAATCATATCCGGCGGCGACAAGGCGGTTTTTACGGTCATCTCCATTTCCCCACTTGCCTGCGATGACTTCTTTTGCAATTTCATCCACGCTCTTTTTCGGAGCAGATGATCCGCCGCTTGCCAGTCTGTTTACTTCTGCCTGCACCTCATTGTAATTGTAGCCTGCGGCAGTCAGTCGGTTTCTGCGGTCATCTCCATTGCCCCACTTCCCGGCAAGAACTTCCTTGGCTACTTCCGTGACGGATTTTGATGGTTTCGCTGCCCCGCCTCCGAATGCGTATTTCGGACGGGCATATCCTCTGATGTTTCCATTGCCAACAGAAAGCACACGCCTTGCGACTGCTTCTCCCTTGTTTCCTTCGATGCAGGTAATCTTTCCACCGGATACACTCTCAACAAATCCGATGTGGTCACTGTATCCATCATTCGGCTGCGTTCCGTCATCCCAGTTGTAGAGGATGATGTCGCCCGGAATTGGAGTGATTGTTCCGTCCTCGATCCAGATGCCCATGGACTGGAAGATTTTTACGTGCTGTTCGCATCCGCATTCCCTTCCGATCAGTTCACTGCACCCTGCAGCAATTCCTGCGGCTGATACACAAGTATCGCACCACTCATCACTGTATTTTACTGCGTAACCTCTCGGCAGCGGTTTTACGCTGTTGTACAAGTCGATGATCTGTCTGAACTTTCCATTTGCTTCACTGTAGCCGAGCCATCCTCGCATAACATTTAATACATCCTGTGCTGTTCTTCCCATGGTTGTTTCCTCCTGTTTTTCGTCATATTTTGTAAGGTTATACTGTGTAACCAGTTTCATCGTGTTCTCCACGTAGGTACTGCTTGTAGCATATCCATCGTTTTTGATGGTCTGGAGATAGGTTCTCGGGTCTGTAATTCCTCTGAGATTATGGTATCTTGCCAACTGAATGAATTCAAAGTATCCCCTTACCCCTTCTTCCATGCTGTCATATACCCGGAAATTGTCTTTGATTGTTGTAAGCGTTCCCGGTTCATATTCTTCCTGCGTGGTCATGTTCACGCTCTTACCTGTCCATTTTGTACCGCACTTCAATCCGAAGTAATTGTGATACTGTGCTGCCAGTCGGCTCTCGCCCCATCCGCTTTCAAGGATCGCCTGTGCGATGATCGCACTGTGCACCTTGATTCCGTATGTCTTGGCATATTTCTGCACATACCTTGCAATGTCCTCTATGAATTTCTTTTGTTTTTCTGTAAGTGCCATATTGCTACCTCCTATTCCCTTGAAACGAAACAGGGCAGCCCTGCGGCCGCCCTTCAGTCTTTGGTTGTTATTTAGGCTCTTTGTATGTAAGTGCCTGCGTGCTGTCCGTGATTCCCTTTGTGGTCGGATCTGCCACGATTCCGAGAATTGCAAGCACGCTGAACGCTGCGTTTACCACATCGAGCAGTCGGTTTCCCAGTTCCCCAAGATTGAGCGTAAATCCGAACACCGCAGCCACCACCTGCACGAGCAGGAGAACTGCAGGGATAAACGCTACCCAGAATGCCTTGTTTTTGATTCTTACTTCCCAGTTGATATTTTTCATGATCGTGTTCCTCCTTCTTTTTTCTGTTTCAGATTCAATTCTTCGATTTCCTGATGCATCTTTTCGATGGATGTGTTCCCATCGCCCATTTTTATATAGCAGCTATACATTTTTTGGAAGTTGTCGTATGCGTGTGACGGAATGCATCCAAGTGCCATGTATTTGTCATGGTACTCAATCAGCTTGACCATCAGAAGCATTTTCGTTCCTTCCGAATTCGCATCCCTGTCTTTCTTCTGCTGTTTCAATATCCAGACGATATAACCAAGCAGGATCGGGAGAGCGATTGTGTATGTCTGCAAGAAAAACTCATTCATTGGTCTTGTTTCCTTTCTAATCCACTGCACCCTTTGCATGGCTTTTGGGACATTGGAATATAGTAATGTACGCAATGAGAGCAGGTGCCGCTTTCCCTGCACTTGAAGTCGCATTGCTTCATGTGCTTATGGCAGTACCTGCTCCCATGCGAATGGCTGCAATCGAAATTATTCTTTTGCTGCGTAGGCTTCCCCTGTGATTTCTTCGTATTCTGCTTCATCAAGCGTTCCCTTCACGACCCTTTCTGCGACCTGCTCTTTTGTCAGCCGGCCCGACTCATAAAGTCTTTTGATGCTGTTTACCAGTGCTCTCATTATAATAATCCCTCCTCGATCAACTGCAGGGTGTATGCATCGATTGCCTTTGTGGTGTCGATTGCTTCGATGGATTTTAACATCTCATACTCGCTGACACCGATTTCCCGGCTTTCGCATACCCATTCCGTGTAAGCCTCCGTTCCGGCAGTTTCATCCGCCGGATGTTTCACTTCTTTGATGTTCTTCCGCTCGATGTAGGTGTCACTGGCAATAAGCTGCAACTCCTGCGGTTTCTCCGAACATCGCTCCTCTGTCCACTGTTTCATGGTTCTGCCTCCTTTTTAGTTTTGATATGATTTTCTTAAGCCTTCCCACCTTGACGAATGGCTTTATCCTGCTCTCATAACACCTATAGGTGTCCGTGCAGGTAAACCATCCCATGTAGGAGAGCATGGCTTCAATGTGCCTGTGGAAATATCCACGGTTTTCTTCTTTTGCCCGGTGCATCTTCGCCGCCAGTCGTGTTGCCGACAGCATGATCCCCTTTCGGATGACGGTCCTGGTTCTGTAAAATACAAACCCCATAAAATCCAACGCCCTACCGATTTTCCGCTTGCTCTTTTCAAAATAAAACTTGCACACTTGGTAGTTGTGTTTCAGCTTCAATCTGAAACGCTGACCGAGAAGCTGTTTTATTTTTACAATGGCTGCGTGCAGGACTTTCTTACTGCTTGCGAATATGACGATGTCGTCCATGTATCTCTGCAGCTTCGGAAGTCCAAGTCCTTCCGTGATCAGCTCGTCCAGTGGCTCTAATAAATAATTCGCCAGCCACTGGCTGATATAAAACCCGAGAGGGATGCCCTTGTCAAATCCGTATAGGCATAGTTCGATGATGTATAAAAACCATTCATCCTTGATTCTGATCCGCAGCTCCTTCATGAGAATTTTCAGTCGGATGCTGTCATAAAAATGCCGGATATCCATTTTGGCGAAGCACCTCGTACCTTTCGGATCATGTAAAAGCCACCGCTCTATCTGTCGCTTTCCGTAGTGTGCTCCACGCTTTGGGAACGAACCGCAGGAATACGGATAGGCTGTGGCTGTGATGATTGGCTCTAAAATAAGCACGATGATGTGGTGCAGCCATTGTTCATGGATTTCCGGCATATAGATTTTTCGTCTTTTCCCGTGTTCCACGATAATCTTCGGGGTTCTTTTCCGGGGTTTGTATGCCAGTTCCGGGTGCGGTACTTCCACGCCCTCTGGCTTGGTATTTAAGATCATGTCGTGCATCTTCTGCACTTCCTCATCAAAATGTGCATCGATGTACTGTATCTCTTTTCTTTTGGTTTTTCCTTTGCGTAACTTCTTATATGCTTTCCGGATTACATCTTCCTTCAGCATTTCACGATACAGATATTTGTACTCTTTGTACCCTTGCGGTTCTTTACGCAGAAGATGGTCTTGTCTTTGCTTTCTCATTCTGCTGAGTACTCCTATAAGATATTTTTTCTTCTATCTCCTACGCATGGCAGGTGCGACCGCTTTACCACGCGTCCTGTGTCAGATTCATTTCCACTCCCCTTACCAGTAATGGCGGGTACACGGTGTTTCAACCGTCAGCGGTGTAAATGAAGAGAGTCGGCTTTAGGTTATTCTTCCATTGTTTGATAGAATAAGGCAGCCCCGATGTTCCAGTTGGCATTCGTAGCGGAATTGTTCACATTCAAGTACCGCACGCCCGCATTCGTGCCATTGTTGCAATTGCCGAACCGAAGGGCGACAGCCCCGAGGGGACGCCGACCCTCTCCCCTAATATTTTATTGTCCGAAGTTCTCTCTGGGGGAATTTGCTATGCAACCCCCAGACCCCCTAAGCGGTGTCTTGCTTACGCTGCGACACCGACAGGTGGGAGGAGAAGAACGGCAGCCCCGAGGCCCCAGTAGGCAAACGAAGCGGAACAGTCCACAGCCAAGTACCGCACGCCCGCATGCGTGCCATTGTAGCAATAGCCGAACCGAAGGGCGACAGCCGTAATCTCGACATTCTGCCATAATCCGTCACAGCCGCCAGTGGAAGTGCTTCCCTTACATGGATGCACCGGAACAACTCCGAATCCAGGAACGGTCTGATATTTGTGCGGATAGAATACTCCTGTTTTCTGCGTTTCCCCATCGTCATTTAATACCTTCGGCAGGCTGATGCCTGTGTCCTGATACTTCGCTCCGGTCAGATCGTACTCATAGTTTTTGCTGACCTTGTATCTGCCATTTACGAGCAGGGTGTATGGATCACGCATCCACTGATTATAAGAACCCAGTACGATGGAATGCAAAATCTTGTTGAGGGACTTGCCATCGCTTGTGCCATAGAATTGGCCGCCTCCGACTACTGCATTCTGCTTTACTCCGTTTGTCGGTGCAAGGCTTGTGTCGTAGCCACTCATGTTTCCGTTTCCATATACTGCCTGCGAGTTTGTGCTCTTTCCGAACATAATCAGCAGGTCTGTGATGGTCTGGACGATTGCTCCACCGAAGAATTTTGCCCTTGTTCCGAATGCATCAATGGCTGTTTTCTCTGCAGCAGTTGCTGTATTGTAGCAAGGCTGTAAGCCGGAAGTGGATTTCATCTTTTCTTCCACGATTGAACCGTAGAACATGGGAATCCACACGCCTTCCAATTCCTTGTTATCCGGGTCAATAAAACCAACCGCTTCGAACCCATCTCTCTTTGTCATGGAGAATTTAACGACACGGTCATCGCCGAGCATATATTCTTCCTTGTAAATCTTCGGAAGCCAAGAAAACGCACCGCCATCGTAGCTTGTGTTCGCCACATCGGAGGCTGTTCCATCCTCTTTCTTTGTATAGTCGTTTTCATTCAGTCTGTAGTCTGGCGTTCCATCAGAGCGCACCATCCATGGCTTGTTGCCAATCAGTACCGGGAAGTTTGCCCATGATCCATAGTTCGCTGCTCCCGTGGCTTTATCCACCGTGAGCGGTGTGTAATTTTTATTCGCTCCAATGTACTCGATTCTTTCTGTTGGACTTAAAATATTCATGTGCTCAACAAATCCATAGATTTCCTCGACTGCCAGAATGTTATACACCTTGTCCAGAGTTTCCTTGTCTGCAATGAATGTCTTTCCCATTATCCTTCTACCTCCTCGAAATAAAGTAATCCGTTTTCCACTCCCAGTGTGTATTTTCCTCCGGTCACTTGGTCGTACAGAAAATACTGGTTCGGTGCTTCGATGGTTACCTCGCTTGCATTCGATACTTCTGTAAGGAAGTTGACCGTGATCGTAGATGGGAGCAAGTTGTTGTATGCGGGCATATAATCCCACTGATCCGTGATTGCTACTGCGATTGCATAGAGAATTTCCCCTTCGTCCGGATCGTTAGCGAAAATGCCGACCTCCTTCACATAGTAGCCATGTTCCAGATTCCCTGTGTCCTGCTTATTGCTCATCACAATTTTCACATAGACATTCGTGTTGTTCTGTCTGGTGACTGCACTGAGTTTGAATTCCTGCTTCTGTGCTTTCAGTGCGGTTCTTCCCATCAGTGCTTCGCCTTCGGAATACGATCCGTTTCCTGCTGCGGCTTTTGTGAGATTGATGGTGCATTCCCCTGCCTGTGCTTTGGCGAGCAGGGCGATTCCTTTGGTGGTCAGCACCGCTTCTCTGAATACTCCTGCCATTGTTTTGTTCCTCCTTCTTTAGATTGTGATTGTAGAATTACCTGCGGCTCCGGCCGCTGTCCTCTGCGTTCCTCTGATTTCCACAACTCCTACATATCTTCCGTTGTAGATGGTGGTTTCTGTTGCTGCCTGCATAATTGCTGCAGCGTGAATGGAATGTGTCACTTTGGCTGTTGCCGGATCTGCTGTATTCCCGATATACTCTGTGGGGTTTCCGTATGCCCCGACAGCCGCCCTCTCTGCCATTTCTACGGCTTGTTTTCTCCCTTGTGGGGAATTTGTCGCATAGCATTCCGGAGTGGCTACAAGGGCTGCTCCCACGGTTTCTGCCATGGTCATTTCCATAGTTCCGGTGTGATGATTTGTCACAGAGCCTTCCGGGGCGGTATACACTCCGGCTGCTACTCTCTCATCCATCTCCATGGCTCTGTTGATGAGTATCCTTCGGATGTGTGACCTTGTATTTTTTACCCGCCGGATGATTGTCAGAAAATACTCAGCGATTTCTTCTGTCATCTGTGCATTGGTCACGATGTCGAATGTTCCGGGTGTGTATGGCGGTTCATCGTAATCAAACCACTCCACGACACCGCCTTCTCCGAATACGATTTCTATCAGTTCGGATACTGCACTTGGTGTTCCTGCCTTGGTGTGCCATAGCAGCGTCCGCTTGATGATGTTCCTTTTGGTTTTCAGACCCATGCTTTCTTGGTAGTATGGTGTCCTCAGTTCCGTTGCCAGTATATCGAGGATACTCTCCGGCAACTGATCAATCATGGCGACTGTTCTTGTCTGGTCTGCCAGTGCCATGATTTTCTGTACCTGTTTCTGTAGTGCGTAACTGACGCACTGCATTTCCACATTTTTTGCCATATTCGGCGGAAGGAGGTCTGTGATCTGTCCATCTTTAAATTTAATCATCTTCCAGTCCTCCGTATGTCACTGTTTTTTTCGACAGCCTTGCTACCGTTGTGACTGGTACGGTAGTAAATACAGGGGACATCACTTCCACCCTCTTTGCACCTGCCTCCACCACTCTCTTGGTTAATTCCGATGGGTTGATGTCACGCCCGATGGAATAGGTCTGCCACCGTACATAATCGTCAATGGCAGCGTTGACCGCACTCTGTATGGAGTTTGCTTTTGCCGAGTCGCTCCGGTTAATGTAATAACTGATGGAGATGCTGAACTGCTCCTGCTCCGGTGCAAGAACCTTGACCTTATCGGTAAGCGGCCGGATATTGTTGTCCTGCAGATATTCCTCCAGTCCTTTGATCACAGTGCCTGTCGGTATCTCGCCTTCCCCGATTAGGAATCGGATTTCCACCTCAGTCGGTGCAGGACTTGAAACCTTGACATCGATGATGTCTTGGTTGTATGCCATGGTGTGGTACTCATAGGCATCGTCCGGGCCGGCTACGCTGTATCCGCTCGGTGCGAGGTAGATCCGCTCTGCAAGGTTCTCATCGCTTTCGATGTCTGCCCCGCCAGAAGTAATCTCCGTGTTGCTGACGCTTTTGATGTAGGGGAGCATATCGACCAGTATCCCGATTCCTCCTTGCGGAATATCGTTTCCGATGATTCCCTTGGTCTGACAGGTCGAATGCACGTCCACATAGTTCTGTCCTTTGGGTATCTCTGCATACTCGTTTGTCTGGAAGTAAATCTCCCCATTGGTCGTCCGTGTTCCTTTCGGGATTGAGACGACTTCGGTCATGACCTGCGAAAGCGTAAAGCGTACCGTTGTGACCGCCGCCTTGGCTTCCAGTCTTGTGATCCCCCGGATTGCCGCAAGGTTGTCCATGTAACCGCCATAACTGTATTTCAGCAGGTCTTGTTTCCCTGCCCTATCCACATAGAGCAGTGTCTGGAACAACAGCACGGAGCAGGCATATAAGGTCAGTGCGATTGGGTCCGCTTTTCGTAACACGCATGGTTTCCCGGTCAGCGTTTCATACCGCTGTTCATAATCCGATACGAGTTGTTTCTGTATGTCATCCAGTGTGATGTTGTCTATGAAACTCACTTCTGGCAAATTTTCCAGTTCTGGTATCATATTCCGTTCCTCCTTTCCACGTGGATCGTGACGCTAAGTCCTCCGATGGGACTCTCCGAAGTATCTTCCACATTTGCAATGGAGATTTCCGGTATAAAGGTTTCCACCTTTTCTTCCAGTTCCATGCCAAGGAGATTCACTGCCTCCGCTCTCTGTCTGGATAAAAACTCCCCGGTCAGACCGAATGACCTGCATCCGGGGATCGTTCCCTCGGCTGTAAGGAGGAGTGCTTTTAATTCTGCGTCTACACGCTCTATGTCGATACCTTCGCCCACGTGTGCGAAGCTGATTGTGTCAATCTGATTCATGTCCTCCCTCCTTTAGCTGTATTCCGAGAATGTCAACGATGTACTTGCTTTCACAAGTTCTCCGTTGTTCCATATCTCATCCCATGTTTCGCTTATGCTTTCCAATGCCAACTTTCCGCTGCCTACTTTCTTGCCACCGATATAGAGGTACTCTACCTGCCCACGCTCCGATGCTGCCTCCATTTGTTTCAGCATTCCTCTTGGGTTGATTCCCCGGTCTGCTGACAGGGTGACTTCCATGCTGATGCCGGATGCGTCCGGTCCTACGAATTCTCCCTTCGGCTTTTTCCCGACAATGGGGTGGCTTTTCCATCTCCCTCCGACTGTGCGTTTGAAATCGTGGAATGTGAGGACTTTTCTGGATGTAACCTCGAATCTGATAACGCTTCCCCAGTTTCCGATTGCCATCTCTACCGCCTCCTATATCTTTGCTTCTAATTCTTTTACCTTCTTATTTAACCCTGCTAATTGATTCAGTATATTTCCAAGCGTTGTTGTGCCTGCCTGATCGTGCAGCGTAATGTTTCCGTTGTTGTACTGGATGTAAGCCTCCCCGAACGCCTGTCCGAGTTCTTTCCGGAATACATTGCCACTCACTGGCGGCGTGTTTCCTTTGTTCCAATATCGCCCCATGACCACGCCTGCGGACTGTCCGTTGGATAGATGAAGCACAAGTACTTCCTGCCCAATTCCCGGCATTTTATATTCATCTGTCAGAGAGAATACCGGGAAGTTGTCGGTTGTTGCTCCATCCATATCCGGGTATGTCACGCTGATCATACCGTTTGCGTAGTCAATGGAGGACACTTTCCCGATTCTTATCAGTCTTTCTGCCATTCCCTGCCTCCTTTAATCAAATGTACCTTCATCCACCCATCCGTAAACATTCGACTGGCTGTCCGTATGGATAAGATGCCATGGATGTGCTTTTCCGTTTCCGGCACAGTCTGGCCCCAGTGTAATTTTTGCTTTTCCTGCCCTTGCCGAATATCCTTTTGAGCCGGGCCACGAGGACACATAATGTGTGCCGCCATGGAAGTTTACGATGTCGCCCACCTTGTACGACTTCTTTGCAGGTTGTTTCGGCGGTGCAGGTTTCGGTGTATAGGTCAGACGCTTCTGGCATTTGTGCAGTTCCAGACTCTGAGTTGTTCCCGAATCGGACACCTCTGTGGTTGATTTATCCACAAAGTATTTTCCGTCAGCTTTCCCCATGCCGGATATGGTCACGCAGATTCCTGCACATATCTTCGGGTTTGCCCAGATCTTCCCGGTTAATGTGGTAGCCTGTTCATTGGATTTATTTACCTTTGCTGCAGCCATATAATAAGCAGTATTCTGATCCTCTGCGGTTTCCGTGATATTCAGCACCCGGCTGCCACTTGCGTTTTCTGCTTTCAGACCAAGGTAAACGCTGACCTCCTCATTATCCTTTCCGGATTTGTAGGAGATCCTTGCCCCGGTGTATGTTCCCTCCAGTGCATCTACATACTGCCAGTCATCATCTACGAATGATTCTCTGCGTAGCGTTGCCTTTGCACTTTTTTTCTCCTGTGCTGTCTGGTCATATATGATGATTTTGTCGCCATAAACTTTCATGGAAAGTCCGTATTTCTGACAAACCTCATATAAAAAAGCACAGTCAGCCTTGTCGGTCTGCTCTATGCTTGCGATGATAATGCCAGGACCGCTGTAGGATAGTCCAAGGTGATACCTTCCTGCGATCTCCTGCCCGATTTTCTGAATTGTGACATTCTTCCATGTCTTTGTGCGTTCCCTTGTCTTGAATGATTCGCTTGCCGGGATTGCCAGTCCTCCGATGCTGATTTCCAATGGACCGCCGGAGAATTTGATTTCATCCAGTACAAATGTTCCACAGTTTACCTGCTTATCTTCCCCGGCTTTATCCCAGTCTTTGAAAGTGATACTGCCTGCAATTTTATCTCCTTTGGTGGGATACCACTGGTTCATCCACTTTTGGTCGATATTCTGAAGCGTGATACTTATGGCATCGCTGTTCCCAGATGCCACATCTTCATAGCTGACGCTTTTCAGATAATCCGCAAGACTGGTGTTTACATTCTTTCCGTTAAAGGAAAGGCTCGGCACTGCTTTCCTTGCATTACTCATCGTCCTCGCCCTCCTCTACGGAAGAATAAGTTTCCCCATTATCCGGCTGCCTCCAGAACACGGTGTCCTCGGTGTCGTAGCCTTCCGGTATGTCCGGGGTGTTGATTACTGTGCCGGATGGGAAAACTAAAAAATCAAGCAGGGAGGGGTTGGCATCGGCAAGGAGTGCCATGTACTTTTCACTTCCGTAAACCTTGAAAGCGACCAGATCCCAACAATCCCCCTGCACGGTTGTATAAGTTTTCATCCTGCCCCTCCTCTCTATGCAAATGCTACCCGCTTATGTTTCCTTAAGTATTCCTTCATCATCTTCTCAAATTCTGCCTGACTCATGCGGTTTGCTTCCACAATATCGTCTTTGCTCGGTGCTTCCCCGTAGAATTGGTAAGTCGGACTGAATACAAAGGTTGGCGGTGCATCGTCTGTATTGTTCTGGTTTTTGTATCCCGGTTTTCCTTCCGAGAGATTATTCACAGTTTCCCCGATGACTGCACTTCTGGCAGTCGTGGTCTGCGGTGCTTCTATGCTCCGAATGTTCTGGTTAGTGTCTATGACTGGGGCGGCCAAGGATGCAACTGCAACACTCTTTACCTTGTCTGCATTGTTTTCCATACCACGAATAAGACCGTTATCCACATTCTCTCCGGAATCTTCCATCAGCCTTGATGGGGAGTGGATTTGCAATGCTGAGTTTACTGCTGCGGCTGCCTGCTGTGCGATACTTCTTGCTGTTGCAATAACAGACGCTCCCCTTGCGGAGATACCTGCCTGCAGTCCTGCCATCATATTGACTCCGGCAGAATATAGGCTCACGCTTGCAAATGCGGAAGTGATTCCGCTTGCTGTTGACCTGCATATCGCTATGATCTGCACGCTGCCACTCCGGAATACCGCTACCATGGTCGTCATTCCAGACCTGCTTACTGCTACAATCTGAACCATTCCTGCGGTCGTTGCCACCTGTGACTGCATCATTCCGTTTCGGACATTTGTGGTAACCTGCACCATTCCGGTTGCCATGCTTGCCGCCACGGTCGTCATTCCTGTGCTGACCGCAGCACTCATCATGGTCACGCCTGCGGAGATTGCCTGTGCCCCTGCGAACGCTGTTACCAGTGCTGTAAAGGCTGCCGCTGTCGTCATGATCGCCATCCGCATGACCGTGAATGTCTGAACGGACATGACCAGTGCCTGCGACAGTATCATCATGCCCTGTGCGGTCTGCATGGTCGGTCCCGAAAGAGATGCCATGGCAGTCGCTGTCGGTGCGATCCCTGCACTCATCTTTGTGAATGCTGTCGCTATGATAGTCGCCGATGATGTCATGGATGTCGCATTGGTTCTGAACATTACCATGGTCATATTCAGCATGGTCAGTGACATGTTCGCCATCGTAACTGCCGCCGCCATGAG